ATTGCAAGACTTCGATGGATGGCTAAAGGTATGGGTTGTAGCTGGATTATTCTTGACCACTATCAGATGATCTTGTCGGGTATGGATACAGACGAGCGCAAGGGGTTGGACATGTTGCTAACAAAGCTGCGAACCTTTGTCGAAGAGACTGGTGTTGGTTTGTTTGGAGTGTCACACACTAGGCGAGAGACAACAGGCAAGGGTGCTGAGAATGGGGCAGAGATGACGCTCTCTTCATTGCGAGGTACGGCAGGCATTGCGCAACTGTCAGACGCTGTGATAGGATTGCAGCGCGATCAGCAACATGATGATGAGAAGATACGCAACACCACGTGTGTCAGGCTTCTCAAGTCACGGTTCACTGGTGAGACAGGGCCAGCAGGTTTCCTCTTGTTTGACAAGAACATGCAACGGTTGATTGAGATTGAAGATCCCAGCGAAGGACAGGATGTGTTGTAAATTTTAGATCAACCAGATGGAGAATTGTTATGAGCACTTTGAAACAAGATGTAGTCAACATCATCATCTACTACGACGAGAAAGCAGAACAGTTCACCAGCCTTGATATGGCTATTGACATGTTTAATAATGATGGAAGTGAGCGACTGATGTGGTTTCATTTACTTGAGTATGCAATGCATCGTGAGAATACCGCACAACTTCTAAACGCTTTCACCATTAAGAGTTTAGATATTCTTGTTGGATCATGTGGCGCTAAGCTTATCATTGGAGACTTTACATGAGCGATGTAGAATGACTTGGCTCGATAGGACTTTAATCCGAGGTGACTACCTCTGCCTATGTACAACAGAAGCAGAGTTTGCCAAAGAGCTTAGACGCATGAAGTATCTAGCACCTTGGCCTAAGTGGATTGATGATGATGCTCTAGCCACCACTCACTATTTGGTTAGCGGCAAAGGCCACAGAGCTTCTATTGTTTGCATAGCACCTAACAATATGGAAGGCATTGCAGTGGCAACATTGTTGGTGCATGAAGCTGTACATGTTGTGCAAGAATACTGCCGCTACATTGGTGAAGAGCTACCGGGTATTGAGTTTCAAGCGTATGCAATACAAGAGGTAAGCGCACGGCTTATGTTTGCTTATTCCGATACGTTACTTAAAGGAGATAAAAGTGGACTGGATTTACGATCTTGAAGTTTTTCCTAACACATTCACATTCACAACAATCTGTGCTGACTCGTCACGTACTCACGTGTATGAATGCTCACCACGAAAGAACGAAGTATCACAACTGTTTGAATTCTTAGACATGCTGCACAGTAAGAAGCATAGGATGGTCGGCTTTAATAACAAAGGCTTCGACTACCCTGTGCTTCATGCTTTGCTTGAGGTGAGGAAGAAAGCTGTCAATGTGTCTGGTGTTGCTGTTGCAAAGAAAGCTTACAAGGTTGCACAGGAACTGATCACTGCTCAGAACGACGCAGGCTTTGGTGTTCGATTGAAGGAATATGTCAAGCAGGTTGACCTGTTCAAGATACATCACTTCGATAACAAGGCACGTGCCACAAGCCTGAAGATGATTGAGTTCAACATGAAGAGCGATAGCATTGAAGACCTGCCATTCGCTGTTGGCACTGAGCTAAACAACAACGACATTGATGTGTTGTTAAAATACAACATGCATGATGTATTGAAGACGCTCGACTTCTTTAACATATCGCTGAACGCTGTACGCTTTCGTGATGATTTGTCTAAGAAGTACAAGCGTGACTTCACCAATCACAATGATACAAAGATTGGCAAAGACTACTTCATCATGCAGCTTGAGAAGACAATGCCTGATTCATGCTACAAGAAAGACCGTGAGGGTAAGCGTGTACTGAATCAAACTAAGCGACCAACAATTGCAATCAAAGATTGTTTGTTCAACTACTATGACTTTCAGCGTCCTGAGTTTCAAGCAATCTTAGATTGGTTTAAGAAGCAAAGCATTACCGAAACCAAAGGCGTGTTCTCTGACATCACAGAAGACAAGCTTGGCAGGGTGTCGATGTTTGCTGACATGTCTGTGATGCGTAAGAAGTTCAAAGGCTTGCCTGAAGGTGATGAGCTTACTGCTTTCAAGACCAACTACCCCGATGGCTGGGTTGATAAGGTGGAGCTGAAGGCTAAGAAGAAAGGACAGCCTGTCTATTCCTATTGGTATTGCTGGCATGAGGCAGAGACATTGAATGTGATGGTTGATGGCTTTCGTTTTGACTTTGGCACTGGTGGTATTCACGGCAGCTTGTCGTCAACTGTTGTTGTTGAGAGTGATACTCATTTGCTGGTGGACGCCGATGTGTCGTCGATGTATCCAAACATTGCCATTGCTAACAACGTCTATCCTGAACACCTCACTGACGCATTCTGTGGCATCTACAAGGATGTTTATGAGCAGCGTAAGAGCTACCCCAAGTCAAGCGCTGAGAATGCCATGTTGAAGCTGGCATTGAATGGTGTGTACGGTGACAGCAACAACCAGTACAGCCCCTTCTATGATCCGCAATACACGATGACCATCACCATCAACGGGCAGCTTAGCTTGTGTCTGTTGGCTGAGAAGCTGATGACCATTGATGGCTTGTCATTGGTGCAGGTGAACACAGACGGTGTCACTGTGTTGTGTCCACGCAACAAGATGGATGTATATAACAACATCTGTGAACAGTGGCAGCAGCAGGTAGGATTGCAGCTTGAGTATGCTCACTATTCAAAGATGATTATCCGAGACGTAAATAATTATCTTGCCTTCTACACAGACGGTAAGGTGAAGCGCAAGGGTGCTTATCAGTATGAAGGATTGGGGTGGCATCAAAACCAAGGTGGTCTTGTCATTCCTATGGCAGCAGAGGCAGCAATGATTCACGGTGTTAGTGTTGAAGACTTCGTCACCAGTCACACAAACAAGTATGACTTCATGCTACGCACCAAGGTGCCACGCAGCAGCAAGCTTATGCTTGTGATGGATGATGGTAGTGATGTGCAGCAACAAAACATTTGTCGCTACTATGCTTGCAAGACAGGTGGTAAGCTTGTAAAAATCATGCCAGCACTTGTTGAAGGTGGTGAAGACAGACGGTTGTCAATTGATAGCAGTTGGAATGTTAAGACATGCAACAACATCAGCGACTTCGCAAATGACATTGACTACGACTACTACATTGCAGAAGCAACCAAGCTAGTTGTACAATAGGTTTTCTTCTTTAGTAAAAGAAGCGGCATAGGTGGCCTCGATAGCGCCACCATATTGAAAAAGGAAGTTGATATGACCGACGCAGTTAAAGTTAAAGCAGATGTATTCTGGTGCCAGCATGACAAGATTAACGAGTTGAGTGGCAAGTTCCAACTCAACTTGTGCAACCTATCTGACGCAGCTGTTGATGCACTTGAGCGGATGGGTATTAGTGTGCAAGTTGGTGAGGATGGTAAGGCCAGCATGGGCAAGTACATCACCTGCAAATCAACTACACCTATTCGTGTGCATGATGCTGATGGTGATCAGTTGAATGAGAAGATTGGTAATGGTAGCAAGGCTAAGGCTTTGATTACTAGCTACGAGTGGACTTACAAGAGCAAGAAAGGTGTTAGCCCTTCACTGAAGAAGCTTGTAATCACTGACTTGGTTGAGTTTGCAACAGCCGGTGGTGACATTGGTGATGATGTCTTGTAACATCAATGACGACGGCAATCGTTGATAGCGACATTGTCTGTTACAGAATAGCATTCGCGTGTAACAATGAACCTGAGAAGGTTGCTAAGCGTAGGCTTGACAGCTATCTCATTGACATCATTACACACGGTGTTGATACTAGTTATCCTGATTGCTTTGTAGATCGTTGGAAGCTTTTCCTCACAGGGAAAACAAACTTCCGGCATGACGTTGCTGTAACAGCGGTCTACAAGGGAAATAGGACAGCCCCAAAACCTGAGCATCTGCATGCGTTACGTGAGCATTTGATTAAGGAGTGGGGCGCTAGTGTTTCTGTAGGTCAAGAAGCTGACGATGATGTTGCCATTGCTGGCACTGAGCTAGGCGATGACTGCATTATGGTTTCGTTGGACAAAGACATTGATCAGGTGGCAGGGTGGCATTACAACTTCATTAAGAAGGTAGGCTACTATGTAACCCCTGAAGAAGGCTTGTTCAAACTGTACTGTCAGGTGCTGACAGGCGATACATCTGACAACATCATTGGCATCAAGGGCATTGGCCCTGTCAAAGCTAATAATATATTGGAAGATGCTGCTGATGAATACGAAATGTATTGTCGTTGTGTGGAAGCATATGAAGACAATGAAGATCGTGTCATTGAGAATGCTAGACTACTTTATTTACGCAGACATAAGGATGAACCATTATGGACTCCACCGAAATCGACAACCTCCAACCCAACGATGTAGCACTGGTGTTGCGTCCCATCCGTAATGATGATGATGAGTGGGATGGTAGCTTTGAAATACTGATCAGTGGTGTTGGCCCTGTGACAATGCCAGAAGAGAATGTTCGTGAGCTAATCAGTATGGCAATGCTTGTAGCTACCACCATCCCAATGATGGAGAAAGACTCTGACTTAACTGAGCAGATTATGATTGAGTGTGCCAAGTTTTATGGTGAAGCTGACGATGTTGACATCGCTAAGATGCTGGAGCCTTCAGGGGAATTTACACTCACCATAAACAGCAAGACTGTTGGAGGTATGCAATGAAAACCTGTGGCACCTGCTTCCATGCTGCACAACACTTAGATCCACAAGATCCTGCATCCATCTGTAATACCTGTACTAAAAATGATAAATGGGTAGCTCGTGATGTGTTCAAAGATGTTGATGACACAATGACAGACTTAGACATTCCTGTTGGCGTAAAGTATGATCAAGACAAACCAGAGTGGACACTAGTACCCTTCAAAGCTTTTGATGAAGTGGTGAAGGTGTTGACTATAGGTGCTAGGAAATATAGCCCTGACAATTGGAAGAAGGTTCCTGACGCACGACGACGCTACATCAACGCAGCGTTTCGCCACATGTCGGCATATGTCAGTGGTGAGAAGCTTGATGCTGAGACAGGCAAGAGCCACCTCGCACATGCTATATGTTGCATGTTGTTTCTGTTAGCTTTTGATATTGAGGGGAAGCAATGACTAAGGTAGTTGTAACTGTGGAGTTTCACGTTGACGTTGATAACTTAGGTTCTGAGTATGGCAACGATGACTACTTGACTAATGAGGTACGTGAACATATTTCATATGGGTTGTATCATTTTGATGCAGCAGATATAAACTTCACAC